TTAATATTCAATTTAGTGGTGGAGTAACGCACACTACAGTATAAGGATTAAATGCCAGAAAAAATTGATTTTTTTCAAGGTGTATCAAGTCACTTTGAAAGTTTAGAAGTTAAAATAATAGAAGTTCCAGAATGGGGTTTAGAGGGCGACAGAGCAATCTATGTTCGCCCTTTTACAATGAACGAGAAAGCACGAATATTTAAGGGTGCTAATGACTCAGACTTAAATATATTAGTAGATGTTATAATTCAAAAGTCAGAAACAAAAAGCGGTGAGAAAATGTTTGATCTATCTCACAAGCCTAAGTTTAAATTAAAAGCTGATACTGATGTTATTTCTAGAGTTGCTTCAGAGATACTTGCACAAGACAGTATTCAAGACCTTAAAAAAAAGTAAATTCTGACCCAGAACTATATTCTATCATAGCATTGGCTGAACGATTGCATATGTCTATTAGAGATGTATTGCAAATGCCAGTTCAAGAGTTTAATATGTGGTTGGCTTATTTTGAAATACAACATGATAGAGCCAAACAACAACAAATGATGAACCGCTAATGGCTACAAAAAGAGTTAATATAGATATAGTTGCAAAGGATAAATCGCAACGAGCCTTACAAGGAGTCAGAGGTAGTTTAGATAGAGTCAAAGCATCTGTATTTAATGTAAGAAACGCATTAGTGGGTTTAGGTGGTGGATTAGTTATTCGTAGCCTTGTTAATACAGGTAAAGAAATAGAATCACTTAAAGTAAGACTTAAATTTTTATTTGGTAGTGCAGAAGAAGGAGCAAAAGCCTTTGATGAAATGGCAAAATTTGCCGCAAAAGTACCATTTAGTTTGGAGCAAATACAACAAGGAGCTGGTGTATTATCTGTTGTATCTAAAGATGCTGAAGAATTAGCAGATATTATGGAAATTACAGGTAATGTAGCGGCTGTTACAGGACTTGATTTTAGAACTACATCTGAACAAATACAACGATCATTATCTGCTGGTATATCTAGTGCTGATTTATTTAGAGAAAAAGGTGTTAGAGATTTATTAGGATTTAAAGCTGGTGCTACTGTTACAGCAGAAGAAACAGCAGAAGCATTTGAAAAAGTATTTGGAGCAAATGGAAGATTTGGAAAAGCAACAGATGAATTAGCAAAAACATTTGAAGGTACTCTTTCAATGATTGGAGATTCATTTTTTCAATTTAAAAGAGATATTTTAGATGCTGGATTTTTTCCAGAATTAAAAAGACAATTTGGTGATTTAGATGATTTTATAAAAGACAACGAAAAAGAAATAAAAAAATTAGCAGAATCAATAGGAAAAAACTTAGCTGGTGCATTAAAAAATATAGTTAAATTTGGAAAAGGTGCGGCTGAGAATATTGAATTGTTTGGTGTTGCTGTTGCTGGAATGGCATTAATTTTAGCACCTCAAATAACAACAATAGGATTATTAGCTACTGCTGTTTTTAAAATTGCTCAAGCCTTTGATCAAGCAAAAATGGAAGCAATAGGTATAACAAAAGAATTTGAAAAACAAACTTGGATGGAGCTTACAGACAGTATTAATAAAATTAATTTAGCAATGACAGAAAACGTACTTACTATGGAAGAGTACAAGGAAAAATTTGATGGAATAACTGACCCAGAATATTTGCAACATCTTAATTTGCAATTAACATTATTAGCTAATGAAAATCTTGAATATGAAAAACAAATTGCAATAATTAACAGATTAATAAAAGAAAAAAAAGATTTAGGAGAAGCTATTCAAGTTCAAACAATGGCTGTTACTTCTCTTATGGAAGCAGAAGCATTAGCAACAGCAGAATCTATAAAAGCTAATCAAAAAAGAGCTGATATGAACAAAAAAATTGCTCAAGCAGAAGCTGATGAAAAAGTAAGAATAAATAAGATTGGTTTAGAAACTATTCAATCAAATACTAAAGATGCTTTACAAACATTAAGTGGTATAAATAAAACTGCTTTTGAAGCATATAAAAGAATTAGAATAGCAGAAGCAACTATTGAAGCTGTAACTGCGGCAAGTAAAGCATTTCGTCAATTTCCTTTTCCTGTTAATATTGCTGTTAGTGCAAGTGCATTAGCAAAAGGTATGGCTATGGTTGCTCAAATTAAATCAACTAACTTTAGAGCTGGAGGTGGTGCAGTTAATAAAGATCAACCTTATATGGTTGGAGAAAAAGGGCCAGAGATGTTTGTGCCTAGTGGTTCTGGAAAAATAATTCCAAATAATCAAATGGGAGGTGGTCAGCCTGTAAATGTAAACTTTAATATTAATACAGTTGATGCTAGAGGGTTCAATGAACTATTAACTAATAGTAGAGGTGTAATAGTAAATATGATTAATAGTGCTGTTAATGAAAAAGGCAGACAGGCAATAGTATGAGTGGAGCTTTACCAAGTGTAGATTTTAACGCTATTAATTTTAAGAGTGAGCAACGCACATTAGTTTCAACTTCAGATAGTGGTAAAACATTTCGTAGACAAGTTGATGGACAACGCTGGACATTTACAGTTTCTTATCCATTAAAAACAAGATCAGACTTCGCACCGATACAAGCCTTTATTATAAGACAACGCTCACAGAAAGAAGATTTCACTATTACCTTCCCTAGCTATTTAAACGCACAGGGTAGTGAAACAGGAACAGTTTTAGTTAATGGAGTTCATGCTGTTGGTGATACTACGATTGCTGTTGATGGTCATGCTGGAGATACTGCTGGTTCTTTTAAAGCTGGAGATCTTATAAAGTTTGCTAATCATTCTAAAGTTTATATGATTGTTGCTGATGTTACGCCAAGTTCTAACGCATCAACGCTAACAATAGAACCACCATTAACAACAGCTTTAGCAAATGATGAAGCTGTAACTTATGATAGTGTACCTTTTACAGTTCATTTGAATAGTGATGTGCAAGAGTTCCAAACGAACCAAGTAGATAGTTCTGGAAATTTATTATTTAGTTTTGAATTTGATGTAATTGAGAGTTTATAATGGCAAGAGGATTAACAAGTGCTGTCAAAACAGAATTGGCAACAGGAAATATTAATCCTGTTCATTTAATTCATTTAAACTTTTCTACGCCTGTATATTTAACTGATTGTAGCTTTCCATTGACCTCAAGTATATCTGGTAGTTCACAAACATATTTAGCAAGTGGTCATATTCTTGGATTAACTAATACTCAAGAAGGTACAGAGCCAATTAAAAATTCATTAACTTTAAATTTATCTGGTGTAGATCAAACTTATATAGCTGTGGCATTAAATGAAAATATTATTAATGATGTAGTGCAAATCTACAGAGGTTTTTTAAATAGTTCTAACGCATTAATTGCTGATCCTTTTTTATTGTATGAGGGATTTATAGATCAGTATTCAATAGAAGATGATACTCAAACTGCTGGAATAGGTTTAAGTATTACTTCGCATTGGGGTAATTTTGAAAAAGTATCTGGACGCAGAACAAGTGATAATTCACAACAACGATTTTTTTCTGGAGATAAAGGTTTTGAATTTTCTGCATTAACAGTACAAGACATTAGATGGGGTAGAGAATAATGGGTTGGGGTAGTTTTTTTGGTGCAATAGTTTCAGCTATAAAACCTATAGCAACTTTTATTTCTCCTATACTTTCAACAATTAGTATTGTTTCAACTGCTCTTACTTGGTTAAGAAAACCAGATGAACCAGAATTTAATTTTGATACGACAGCAGAAAATATAGCAAAAGGTGTTTTATTAAACAAGACAGCCGCTAATGGTCAAATACCTGTAATTTATGGAACAAGAAAAGTTGGTGGTACATTAGCTTTTTTAGAAACATCTGGAACAGATAATCAGTATTTATACATGGCGTTAATTTTAGGTGAAGGAGAAATTGATGATATTACTTCCATATTTATAAATGATAATCAAGTTACTTGGTCTGGAGATTTATCAGATAACACAGAAAGAACAGTTAATAGTTCTGATTCAAATTATTATAAAGATGGTGCAAGTTTAATTACAGTTGAGCCACATTTTGGTTCTGACTCACAAACAGCTTCAAGTCTTTTATCTACTCTTAGTTCTTGGACAAGTAACCATAGATTAAGAGGTGTTTCTTATTTAGCTTTACGTTTACAGTGGAACTCTGACGCTTTTGGTTCTATTCCAACAGTTAATGCAATCGTCAAAGGTAAAAAAATTTATAATCCAAACTTAGACGGAACAAAAACAGGTGGTACAGGCTCTCACAGAGAAGATGATAGTTCTACTTGGGAATATTCAGATAATCCAGTTTATCAATTATTAGATTATTTACGAAACGATAGATATGGAATGGGGATAGCAAATAGTTATTTTGATTCTAACTATGCTGATTGGCAAACTGCTGGTGATATTTGTGATGCTGATATAACGCCTTATAGTGGGGCTAGTGCTATTGATTTAATTGATAGTCATGCTGTTATAGATACTTCACAAAAAGTTATAGATAATGTTAATAAATTTTTAACAGGCTCAAGAGCATTTTTAAATTATTCTGCTGGAGAATATAAAATCACAGTAGAAAGTTCTGGTAGTGCTTCTATTACTTTAACAGAGGACAATATAATCGGTGGCATAGGTGTTTCTTCTAAAAATAAAAATGAAAGATTTAACAGAGTTATTGTTACCTTTATTAATCCAAATAAAAATTATCAAGTAGATGAAGCACAGTTTCCACCAGTAGATGAAACAGGTTTAGCAAGTGCAGATCAACACGCAACAATGAAAACAGCAGATGGTGATATTTTATTAGAAGGTAGATTTGATATGCCTACAATAACAAGCCCATATCAAGCTCAAGAAATGGCTGAAATAATTTTGCGTAGATCTAGATCAAGTTTAGATGTTACATTAACAGCAGACGCAACAGCAACAGATTTAGTTGTAGGAGATATTGTAAACATCACTCACGCTACTCCAAGTTTTAGTGCTAAACCTTTTAGAGTTTTATCTACTACTATTAATCCAGACAGCACAATTTCTTTACAACTTACTGAACATCAAGATAGTTATTATACATTTGGAACACAGCAAGAAGTTGCCACAATACCAGATACAACACTTCCAAATCCTTTTAGTGTTTTGCCACCAGCTAGTTTAACTTTATCAGATACATTAGTTGTTTATAATGAAGGAACAGCAATAACACGATTAGATATATTAGTTGGTGCAAGTACAGATCAATTTGTTCAATATTATCAAGTAGAAGTTAAGTTAAGCACAGATTCAGATTTTTTTGTTTTATCAAAAGGAACTCAATTAAATTATGAAATGCTTAACGTTATTGATGATTCTACTTATGATGTAAGAGTTAAAGCAATCAATAGTCTTGGTGCAAGCTCAACATATACAAGTGCAAGTAGAAAAATTGTTGGTGCTACAGAACCACCGCAAGATGTAAAAAACTTTTCTGTTAATATGCAAGGTTCAAATCAAATGCAATTAAACTGGGACTCAGTTGGTGATCTTGATATATCTTATTATGAGATACGCTATCAAAATGTTCAAAGTGGAAGTCAATGGAATAAATCAGTAAACTGGTTACAAGTACCAAGAACATCTGGAACAACAATAACAACAAACGCTAGAACAGGTGCTTTTTTAATTAAAGCTGTAGATAAACTTGGAAATGAATCAAACAACGAAACAATTATTTTTTCAAACATATCATCTCTCCAAGCCTTTAATAATATATCTACATTAACAGAAGATTTAACTCTAGGAACTTATGATGCTGATGTTGCTTTATCGGATAGTTCTGGAACTAATTCAATAATACTTGATACGATAACTGATTTTGATGATACTGTAGGTAACTTTGATAGTGCTACTGGTAACTTTGATTTAGGTGGTACTGATTCAACATCTAATCCTAATAATAATACTGCCAATATAGATAATGAGGGTTTTTACACGCTCAATCAATCTTTAACTTTAGATGCTATTTATGATGTATCATTTACTAAAAACATCACAGTAGATCAAATTGAAGATCCTTATGACCAATTTGATGATGGAAGAGGAGCAAGTTTATTTGATGATGCTCCAGCACCTTTTGATGGAAATGACCCTACAAATGCAACAATAAATCTACAAGTTGCAACATCAAATTCAAGTCTTAATGCGGCTACAGAATTTTTTAATATGAATACGACAACAACATATAAAGGTCGTTATTTTAAATTTAGATTACGATTGGCTAATGCTAATAATAAAACGAGAGCATTTGTATCTGGAATATCAGTTACAGTTAATATGGAAAAAAGAACTGAGTCAGAAAATGATGTTGTTTCTGGAACGAGTACAAAAGTTATTACTTTTGGAAAACCATTTTTTGCTACACCAGCAATAGGTATATCAGCAGAAAATATGGCTAGTGGAGATTTTTATACAATATCCTCTAAGTCAAAAACTGGTTTCTCAATAGCATTTACAAATTCATCAAGTAGTGGTATCTCAAGAACATTTGATTATGTGGCACAAGGTTATGGGTTGCAATCATCAAGTTAAAAAGGTAAATAACAAATATGAGTCAAGTTTCAGATGTTTCTTTAGCAAATCAAGGATTTTCGGCATACAGAACTGAGAATAACAATATTTTAAGTGCATTAAACTCAATGCATAGTGGAACTTCAAGACCAGCTTCAGCAGTTCAAGGAACTATGTGGCTTGATACAACTAATTCTGGCTCTAATTCTTTAGACATAAAATTTTTTGATGGTTCAGAAGATATTAGTTTTGCTACTGTAAACACATCAGCAAATACAATTAATTTTATAGATAGCACAGTTTCATTTGATATTGTGTCTGATACATCACCTCAACTTGGAGGTAACTTAGATACTAATTCACAAAATATAATTATAGATGATGCACACGGAATTTTAGATGAAAATAATAATGAACAAGTAATATTTCAAACAACTGCAAGTGCTGTTAATTTTGTAGAATTAACAAATAGTGCAACAAGTAATAACCCATCTATCTCAGCAAATGGTAGTGATACAAATGTAGGTTTAGAATTTTCAACAAAAGGAACAGGTGCAATTAAATTTAACGATCTAGCGTATATTCCTCAACAAGCATTAACATCTTCATCAAACGCTGTAGCATGGGATAGTCAAGCTAAACCTAATGCGTATCATTTAACAACAGAAAATACCACTTTTTCAGCACCAACTAATCCAGTTGAAGGTGCTTTTATCTCATTAGAAATAAATTATGATGGCACACATTCCATAGGGTGGAACACAGTTTTTGAGTTTCCAGCAAGTACCGAACCTACCGAAACTGCAACTAATGGTAAAACGGATATTCATGTATTCAGATACAATGGTGCTGTATGGCAAGAAATAGGTAGATCAATGAATCTAAGTGAAAGTTAAAATATGTATGCAATAGTAACAGAAGGTAATATTACCAAAACATTTAATAATCCTAGAAGAATAACAATTAATAATATTCGTTATTCAACTAAGATTTATTCTTTATGGTCAGTAGAAGAAAAGAAAGCCATTGGTTTATATGAAGTAGAATATGATAACACGAATAAAAAAGATGAAGCATGGTATATTAACACAAATCAAACATTAGCTTATAATTCTAGTGGTGATAAAGTTGTTGCAAGTTATGGTACAGCAACAGCTAGGGCTATTGCAGATAGTTTATGGACACAGCAAGATTCAGATGATGGTGATTTACCAAGTGATAAAGAAGTAGGTGATGTTAAAGTTGAAGGTCTAAAAACAGTTAAGAAAAGAATGATAGATCAACAATGTGCTGGTATTTTACAGCCTAGTGATTGGCTAGTTATCAAAGCAAAAGAAACATCAACAACAATGAATAGTGCATGGAAAACATGGAGAGCGGCAGTAAGAACAAAATGTAATTCTATGCAAACTCAAATAGATGGTGCGGCAAATGTAGATGCACTAGCGGCTTTATTTACTTACACCGAACAAGAAGATGGTTCAGTTACAAGACCACTAGGCGAATTCCCTATAAAGGAATAATATGCCATTAATCCTCCC